TGGCCATGAGTGGTGTTTTTCCCAATCAGTCATCAAAATATAATTATTTCCGTCAATCTTCATACTTGCCCCCATTAAGTTACATTAAATTAAATACATCGGAGCGCATTGTAATTTAATTATATTTACAATTCAATTGTTATTATTGTGATTTAATCTTACATATTTGTAATCCATTATCTTAACTTATTGTATTTACTTAGAATCATTAAAATAAATAAGGAAAAGTGTTAAAAGATGTTACATTTAGTTAAAAATAGTGTAAAGTATGTACATGAATTCAACTTGAAAATTGACTGAGAAATGGAGGTTGAGCAGTAATGTTGCCCGATATCTATACCTTTATGTGCGACATGCCGATAGTTGCAAAGGCTAGAGCAAGATCCACAGTTGAGAAGTCTTCCACTGCTACCAATGGATTTTCAATACGCCACTACACTCCAGTAAAGACGGCAAATTTCGAGGAAGAGTTGGCATTGAGAGTATCTAGATGGCTAAGAATGCACGAGCTGCCTATAGCGCCTAAGGTCGCCTTAGAAGTATGGCTAGAGTTTCACCATAAGAGGCCGGCTAACAATAAGTTAAAGCATAAGGTTACCAAGCCAGATTGTGACAACATTGCTAAGTCAGTGCTTGATGCTCTTAATGAGGTCCTCTATCACGATGACAGCTATGTAACGGATTTACACGTATTAAAAAGATTCAACGATGTGCCGAAGGATAGAATTAAAATTTCATTTCAATACAGGGAAAAGGTCGACTGATGATTACACAAGATGAGCTGAAAGATAATCTTAAATATAACCCAGAGACTGGTAAGTTTATCTGGTTAAAAACAAAGATTGGTGGTGGTGCAGTAAAGGGTAAGATTGCCGGCACTAAGTATAACGGTGAAATTAGGATTGGCATTAATAGAAGACCATACCTAGCTCACAGACTGGCATGGCTATATGTGCATGGGTATTGGCCTAACACAATGTTACATATTAATTTAGATAGACATGACAATAGACTTGTAAATTTAAAAGAAACGGACAAGAAAATAAACGCAAGAATTAAATATTAAATAACCGGAGATTGATAATGTTAATTTATAAGAAAACTGGAGCATAAAATGAGTGCAGTAATAGAACATGAAGATGTGAAGAAAGAAATCTCTTATACTAATGACCAAATAGATTTAATAAAGTCTGTGTATTGCTCTGGAGCTACAGATCAAGAATTTCAACTTTTCTTAGCGATTGCGGAAAAGAAAGGCTTAAGCATATTAGACAATCAGATATATAGCATACAGCGTGGGAACAAAAGAACCATTCAAACCTCTATTGATGGATTTAGATTAATAGCTTCAAGAACTGGAAGATTGATCGGAAACAGTGACGCGACCTTTGTTGAGAAGGATGGGAAAATAATATCAGCTTCTGTAACTATTAAAATGCTAGTTGGTTCTCATGTTGCTGAATTTACCGCTACTGCTTACATGGATGAATACATGCAAGTATTTAATGGTAAACCTGGTGGGTTATGGGCTAGGCTACCTCGTGCTATGTTAAGCAAGTGCGCTGAGGCATTAGCACTTAGGAAAGCCGCACCTAATGAGCTAAGCGGCCTTTACACCGCAGATGAGTTGTCTCAGGCAGACTCAACCAGTACTAAGCAAGAATCATCCTACAAGCCTAAAAAAGTAGATCCATCCCCTAATACTGAAATACTCGAAGCTGCCTTTGATGTATTGGATGCTACGCAAACATTATTGGACAACGCGAAGATCATTGCTGGCAGTGGTCAAGTAGCTTTGCGTGAATGGTATAGCTGCCTAGATAAAAATCAAAAGAATCTAATTAAAGATCGCATGCAGCCTATCGCTGAATTAGCCAAAGAATTCGATGCTAAAGAGGACATCTCTAATGTTGACGCAGCTTAGTCCTTACATTCCCGTGGTATTTCAGTCTAAGCCAGGAATATGGAATAAAGGCGTAGCCATAGCAATTCTTGATTATTCACAGGAGCACGACCTTCTGTGGGTGATTGCTGAGGATAAGACGGGTGAAGTCTGGACTCTGAATAACAAGCTAATAAAGTTGCAGCAGAATATAACAATGGGGAGGGTATTATGACAATTAAACAGAAAGATATATCCGAAATAACCATAACTCATGACGGTAGGATGACGCTATCTAATGCTGCTAAGTATATTGACTGCTCGGCTCATTCACTACGTCTATATATGTCCCTAGGCATAGCACCGGCTTACTTTTCTATCGTCAATAAAGTGTATTTTTATAAAAAAGACATCGACGAATGGTTGGAGTTACAAAAAATTTCACCTGCATTTGCTAAAAGCAGAATAGCATCGCAGAAGAAGAAAGGACAATAATTAATGAATGACTGGGAAGAGCAAATGTTTGATGTAAAGCGTAAAGGAAACTGCAGTGAGTGCGTAAAAAGAGAAGAAAACCCCAAATCTGTATTATCAGTAACAGGCGGATGTTATACGTGCGATATTTTCCTAAGAGAAGACTTTATCAATAAATTTGCAGATAGAGATCAAAAAGGCGTTAAATTTGATGATAATAAGCCATCTTTTGCTTGTTTGCCGCCTGCTGGATTGAATGAACTTGGAAAGATAGAAGCTCTTGGCAAGAAAAAGTACGGCCCAAATAATTATCGCAATGGATTAACGTCTAGTCGGTTCATAGATGCCATTTTCAGGCACTCTATCGAATTTATGGACGGCAAAGACCATGATGCTATTGATGGCAACTCGCACCTTGCTAGCATAGCTTGGAACGCTCTTGCATGCCTGCAGGCAATAGAAGATCACCCAGAACTTGATGACAGGTATAGAAAATGAAGCATAAAAAAGTAACTCAGAAACTGCTTAAGGAAAACCTGAACTATTGCCCTGAATCAGGGTTATTTACCTGGATAACTTCACGTCAGAAAGTAAAATTCGGGAAAATTGCAGGGTCCATAACTAAGAATGGCTATGTGGTAATAGGATTAGGTGGAATGTCTCACTATGCACACAGACTTGTTTTTTTGTACATGAATGGTAGATGGCCTCAACATAGAATTGACCATGAGAACTCCTTAAGAAATGATAATAGGCTTGATAATCTCAAAAAGAGCTATAGGATTCCAAATAAATCTATAACAGGGAAATAAGATGCACTCTGCTAAATTGATCGCAATATCGAAGACATTAGGTGACTTAGAACACTTAACGCCAGAGGAATTTATAGTTTACACCGCCAGGGTGTCATCACCTGCTAACCAGGGTAATTTAGATACTTCAGTTAAATTGCTCAAGTATCTTATTACTCATGGACACTTCTCGCCCTTGCAGATGGTTACCGCAACCCTTGAGATAAGCACCACTAGAGCTATAAGTAGGCAGTTATTGCGTCATAGGAGCCTAAATTTCCAAGAATATAGCGGAAGATACGCCGAAATGAACTCCGAAATGGTCGAGCAAGAGTGCAGATTGCAAGATCCAAAAAATCGTCAGAATAGCGTTATTACTTACGATGAGGACCATTGCGAAAATTGGGACGAAATACAATATGACGTGTGGAATACTGCCATTGAATCCTATCAAGATGCTATTTTAAGGGGAATTGCCAAAGAAGTAGCTAGGTCACTACTTCCGGAAGGCTTGACGGCTAGTACTCTTTATGTCACCGGAACTATTAGAGACCTAGTGTTTTACATGAAAGCTAGAATAGGCAATGGCACTCAAAAAGAACACGAATTATTAGCAAGATCAATGGCAAGTGAACTAAGGGAGTACTTCCCAAATACTTTACAAGCCATGAATATCTAACTTGGTTCAGTGTCTTTTTTAAGCAATAAACTTCCACTAGCAGATGTAAACAATATTGCCAGCCCGGATGCAAAAGTAGTCGGGCTGAACTCTTGATAATCTAATAGTTGAAGTATCAAATAGGCAACAAAAGACATAAAGAAACAAATTCGAATAATATCTGCTGTCTTGTTGTCAGATGTTGTCAAAGCACTCTTTATAAATTCCATCATGGGTAGTAAGTCGGTAATAATTCCTTACAAGCCGCCTGTGACTTCACTCCTCTTCCGGAAAATAACAACATTTCACCAATTCTTCTTTCCTGCAAGTCTTCTACTGGATGCCTTTCAGCATTACACCATGGTAAAAAGTCATGAGAATTACCATATCCGTCAATATTAAGATTCTTTAGCAGTGTTGACCCAGATAATGCACCAATGCCTAAATTATAGGCAAATGATATTAATGCGCAGTATTGGCAGTCATCTAAATCGTAATCGACTAGATTGCTAATCTCATCGTATAAAGTACTAATCTTATTTTCTAAATCTAAATTAGCTTGCTGCTGAGTCCAAGTAGAACCTTTGATAATATTATAACCCGTACTGCCATAACCAATAGTCCACGGAGCATCACCACTAACAGGATCCGGATAAGCCTCTAACTTGCATCCTTCCCACTGTTGCAGCATTAATGTCGCATTCGTTAAATCGGTCATAAATCAAGCTCAATTGTCTAAATAATATATAATATTAACTTAATTTTAAGAGGATAATTCAAGTTATGGACAGAAAAAAAGTTAAAAATGAAATAATTGATGAGATTGACGCTGAATTTATAGCAAATGAAACATTTGGCGAGACTATTGCTGACAAAGTTGCTGAAATTGGTGGTAGCTGGTCATTTATTATATTTTTCTTTGCCGTGATGATTGGCTGGTGCGCTCTTAATTCTTTCGAGATTTTTGTTCATCCGATAGATCCCTTCCCTTATTCATTTCTCAACCTATTTCTGAGCTGTGTTGCTGCCATACAATGCCCGATAATTATGATGTCAAATAATAGATCGAGCGAACGAGATAGGATTAAAGCCAATTTAGACTTAACCATAGACTCAAAAAATGAAATAGAAATAAAGAAATTACATGATAAGGTAGATCATCTAATAAAAAGAACCTCTGAGTGATCGGTCAACAATTCATTACTGGATGAATATAAAATGGCGAAGAAGATTAGCAACGCAACTGAGAAGATTCTGTCCGAGTCTCCCATTAACTCGAAAAAAGCGAATGAAGAGCAGATGACGGCGCTTGCCCACGCATGCTGGAAGTACCGACTTCAAGGGTTTTCATACGTTGAAATAGGTGTAATGCTTGGATTCTCCACTGCAATGGTGAAAAATTACATTAAATCACTTAATGCTGAATATCAGATGGAGATCTGGGAAGATGTTGATTCTTTTCGCCAAGATCTAGCACTTAAGTTATTTTATATTGCTAACGAGACTTCAAAGCAATGGGAAAATGCCAAGAGCGACTTTACGGTATCCCCCGCTCATGTTGCATACCTAAAAAATACACGCGATGCCATTAAAGATCTTCGTGACTTGATGGGCCTAGACGCTCCTAAGCGCACAGAAGTTGAAGTTAGCACTGGCGCTGTACCTTACACGATTACAGTTAATCTTGATGGGTCCACTAAATAATGGCTAGCCCAATATCATATACGCCAACACCTACCGGCCTTAAATTTCATCTTGACCCTAATCGTGTTCGACTGCTTATTGGTCCTGTTGGCTGCGGAAAATCTGTTGCTGCTTGCTTCGAACTATTCAGACTGATGGCTTCTCAAGATCCTTCACCTGACGGATTTAGACGTACAAGAATGATCATTACTCGTGAGTCATACCCAATGATCACGACTACTACATTGCGTACGTGGAAGCAGCTTTTCCCGTGCCCTGAGACAGGACGAATTGTTCATGGCTCACCCATAGTCCATTATTTCGAATTTGGAGACATCAAAGCTGAAGTGGTGTTTATGTCCATCGAAAATGATGATGACATTAAAAAGCTAATGTCTCTAGAGAGTACGTTTATTTGGATGAATGAAGCTAGATTTTCCATGCTAGACATTCTTCATCATGCCGTAGGCCGTACTGGACGTTACCCATCTAAAGAGTTTGATGGTGTTAAGGCTACGCGGAGTGGTGTTATTTTAGACACTAACCCACCTGACAATGATCACTGGCTATATGACCAATTCGAAATTAAAAAGCCCAATAATTACTCCGTTCATCACTACCCACCAGCATTAATTGGGCATAAAGATGATGTTAATGGTTTAACTTGGACAATTAATCCAGATGCCGAGAATATTGCTAATTTAGGCGAAGGCGCTGATTATTACTTAAAGCAAGTTAACGGCCCAAGTGAAGAATGGATTCGAGTTTATCTTTGTGGTGAATGGGGAAGTACCATTGATGGTCGACCTGTCTACCCTGAATATTCCGATTCCGTTCACTTTGCACCAATGCTAAAGCCAGTTGCAAATATACCTATTATCTTAGGGTGGGATTTTGGACTTACTCCTTGCTGTGTAATCTCTCAGTTATTGCCTAATGGTCAATTAATAATCCTAGAGGAGATAGTAACGTCTTATATGGGTATTACCTCATTTATTGTTAATTGTGTAAATCCAATCCTATCTAGTAGATACGGTGACTTTGAAATCGAAGTATCTGTTGGTGATCCTGCTGGCTCAGCTGATATGGGCGGCAAGCTAAATGAGCGTCAGACCTGCTTCACCATCCTTAAAGATCATGGGATCAATACAATACCGGCTAAGACTAATGCGTTCTTACCACGACGAGAATCTGTTGCCAGAAGATTAACAACAATGATTGATGGTGATCCTAGTATTAAAATAGGCCCATTAGCGCCCATGATTAGAAAAGGGTTAAAGGGAGCTTATCATTACGAAAAAGTTAACATAGCCGTAGGTAAAGGCGAAACAAAGTACAAAGAAATGCCGGATAAAGACCAATATTCACACTCGCAAGATGCTCTACAATACATTACTTTGCAATTTGATAGTTTCAAAGCGCCAAACTCGTCTCGTACCAACGAGCACTTAATGAATCAACTAGGGTATAACACCCCGCCACGGAGATATTAAAATGCCAAAAACAAGTTATTTACTTGGCCAAGCTGTATCAGATGAAAAGCCAGATCGTGATTTAGATGACGATCAATTTATTTCTAGGTCCATTGAGCGCGTTAACGAATGGTTCGCGTACTTCAACATGAATATTGAAAACGCTAAAGAGGATATTTACTTTGCCGTCATTAATCAGTGGGATCAAAATTTATATCAAGAGCGAGTTCAAGAAGGCAAAGCTTGCCTGCAAATTAATTATATCTATGCCCTTATTGCCAGCTTAGTCGGCCAATATCGTAAGCAAACCCCAGAATTTAAGGTATACACGACGACCGATGAAAGCAACCCAAATGCTGAAGTAAGCCAGCCACAGATTGATCTATACGATGGACTAATGAGACAAATATTTTTTGACAATAAGTCAGAAATTGTATTTCAACAAGCCGGTGAAAGCGCGTTATTACGTGGATTTGGCGCCATTGCTGTTCATGTTGAGTATGAATCGGACATGTCCTTTAATCAAGTGCCAAAATTTAGGGCAATTGATGATCCTTTAACATGTTTTTGGGATTCCACAGCTAAAGAAGCAACTAAATCAGATAGTAAGTTTTGCGGTGAGATGATTACTTACACAATCCAGGAGTTTAACGATAAATTTCCAGATAGAAAGAAAGATTTTGCAGACGAAATGCCCTCTTCATTCCCTTCGACTCAGCTAAATAGAGAATCTGATAGCTTTTGGCGCTCTGAAGAATGGGTTAGAGTAGCAAACATGTATGTGAAAGAAGCTTACCCTATGCAGATTGCCCTTTTAAGCGATGGCAGATCACTAGAAATATCTGAGGCTAGAGAAGAGGTTAAGCTGCATCAAGAAATGATCTCTCGCGTTAAGAGCAAAGAGAAGAAGTTAAAGAAGACAATGACCTCTTTAGGCTTCGGAATTAATGATAATTCTTTTTTAGATACTCATGAAGCACTAGAAATTGTCGATACTAGAGATACCATCGACTACAAGATAATGAATTACATCATGTCTGAGGATGAGATCTTAGAAGAGGCTGTATGGCCTAGTAAAATAATGCCAATTATCTTTGTAGATGGCCATAGTCAATTTATTGAAGGCAAGCAATTCACCAAGTCTTATCACCGAACAGCTAAAGATGCGCAGAAAATAGTTAATTACACGGCGTCCGAAGCTATTGAGAACTTGATGAATTCTCATAAAGAACAGTGGATCGGAACACCTGAAAACTTCAAGGGTTACGAAGCAATGTGGAGAAATCCTTCATTAGCTAAAGGCGCTCTCGTAGCCAATAGAGATCAAGGAATCATGCCGGAGCAGGTGGCACCCCCTCAAATATCACCTAACTTTATGCAATTGTTTCAGCAATCCACGCAAGATATTAAAAACACATTAGGTTATTTTGAGGCAAATACTGGCGAACAAGGTAATGAAAAGTCAGGTGTTGCTATCAATAACCGAGCTAAACAAGGATCAATGGCTAGTTTTGTGTACTTTGATAACTGGGGTCGCGCTATTGAGCAGACCGCAAAGTGTGTGATGTCATTAATACCTTCACTTTATGATAGCACTCGCAATATTACTGTAAGAAAGGCTTCGGGAGATCAAAGTATCGTCAATATTAATAAGCCTAAAGGTGATGACTACGAAAATGATCTAACAAAAGGTAATTATGGAATTGAAGTTACTGTTGGCAGCAACTATGAAATTCAGAAGCAAGAAAATATGGACTCTCTTAAAGACCTTATGGCCACTCTTGCTCCAAGTAATCCTATGCTTGTTGGCGCACTGGCTGATCTTTATGCTGCTAATACAGATCTTGAAAATACAACTCAAATTGTTGATCGCATAAGACAAGTTATTCTTGGCAAAAATCCAGCTACTATCCTGCGTGAAGAAATGGACATGCCGGAAGAAACTAAAAAACCTAACCCTGAAGATCAGATGATGCAAGCTGAGATTCAATTAAAGCAAGGTGATCTGAAGATTAAGCAAGGAGAGCTTCAATTAAAGGCCGGTGAGCAGGACTTAAAGAAATTTGAGCTTCAATTACAGCAACAAGAATTGGAACTTAAAAAAATTCAGGCTCAGAATGATAAAGATAAAAACATTATCGCTGCTGATAAAAATAATGTGGAAAGAGAGAAGGCCGATAAGTCATTGCAGGAAATAAAAGAGACTACGGAAGCTGAGAGATATCATAGTGACGCCAATGTTGAAGTCGAAGGCATGAAATTAGCGGGAAATATGCATAAATCTTTGCTAGAAGCACATGGCAAGACTGCTGATATCCATAAAACTCACCTTCAGGGCATGCATGATTTTAGAAATAAACCATCTGAGATAATTGTAGGAGAATAATTGTTATAATGCTGTGCCAGTCCTGCAAAGGCGAAAGTTTCATCATTCCAGTTTGGTGGAATCTGGCACTAAACAATAAAATTAAATCCCGGTTTGCTGTTGAGGAAGACCCCCGGGGTTTAAATAATACTATTTGCGAACTTTTGGTAATTTATCACCGATTTCATAGCACATATTTCCGCCCATCGGGATTTTTACATCACGCATAGACATGCCATTCATCGATTCACCACTAACTGGTGTTCCCTTGGTTGATTTCATTGCATCACTCATGCCTTCACGGCCACCTTTTGATGATGCCATTTCTTTTGGTGCTTTCATTCTCATTGAATCTCTTGCGCCATCTTGAGCTTTATACGGAACTGATCCCATAACTTTCACCTTGTTAGTTAATGTCATTATTGACAATAATAATGTTAACACTCTATAATTACTTTATACAAACGGTCTGTCAATCTCCGATTTTGTACTGCCCACAACGAATTAAAGAGCCGCTGTGGGTTTTTTTTGCCTAAAAGTATTACTTTTTCTTAAACGATTTAAGTGTCTCAGCTAAAGCAACTTCCTTTCTAATCTTAGGCGATTTGGATTTCTCACCCTTTTCAAGTTTCTTTTCTGGTATCTTCTTGCCTTCTGGAACTTTAAGAGCCTTATGCAGAGCTCCTTTATCCTTGGTAGCATCAGCTATCCACATTTTCTTGTCAGCCATTATTAAGCCCTAATAAATATAACAATCTCGCCCAGATCCCATCTAGCTTTGGTTCCGAACTAATTACTTTCCCAAATCGTTCACTATTTCTGATACTGGCTCCGCTACAGCTCCTATAGCTGCTAATGCTGGCGCAATAACTGGGGCTTCAGCAACGGCAACAGCCTCAATTACTGGAGCAATATCATCAATAATTGGCGCAGCAGCAGCAGGAGCGATTGATTTAACACCAGCAATAACAGTATTAACCAATGAAATGGCGTCTAGACCCTTAGCTTGTAGCGCAATATGACATACAGCAGATAATGCACTTTCTAATTCTTCACTTAATGTTAAAAAACTCATTTTTACTCTCCAGTTTTGAAAATAATATTATACAATTTTATTAAGAATATTTAACTGCAATATTCAGTAATTATAACTATACCAGGTGCGCCATTACCGGATGCTCCAGCAGTGATGTTAAAACCACCACCACCACCGCCACCATAATTATGGCCGTTTATGGCAGGGTTAGTAGTGACGCCTTTTGCTACACCACTCATTAGCGAGTTACCGCCGTTACCCGCACCAATACCATTGGTGGATGTATTCGAAGCTGTACCATCACCGCCTGGAGCTAACATAATTTGTGTTGCACCACTAATTGTACCAATTACCCCTCCAGCACCACCAGCCGAATTAGGGCCTGACGTTGTAAACTGACCGCCTGACCCGCCGGGTGCAGTGGCTATGACTCCGAAACTTGTTGTGCCACCAGAAACACCAGTAGCAGCACTAGCGCCACCAGCTCCTATAGTGATCGCCTTAGATGATCCTATTTGTGCTGCAGTAATTATAAATTCAGCATAGCTACCGCCACCGCCCCCTTGTCCTTGCCCACCACTTCCTGCTCCAGATCCAGCCCCGCCACCAACCATTCTAACAATAGCATACGAAATTCCAGTAGTTGGTGTATAGGTTCCGCTAGTAGTAAATGTTTGAACATTCACAACCTGTATAGCTGCAGATGCAGCATTAGTTTGCCAAGTCGGAGCTGTACTCGATCCAGTTGACGTTAATACTTGCCCTGAAGTTCCGGAACTTGTCACCAAGACAAAGTTAGCGCTAGCGCCAGCGTCGGGAACAGTATAAATTCTTGTGCCAGCTTGTGAGGCTGTATTTATAGTAGTTTGAGTGTTTCCTGCATTATTGCTAGCAGTGAATATTGTGTTTCCTAGTGACGCTGAAGGAGGATAAATGGTTAAAGCTCCTTGAGATGTTCCAGGTATGCCACAAAAAACTTGATTAAATGCCACATTAGAGCTTGAATCTCTAGATGCCAATGTCGATGCCGTTGGCCCTGACATATAAGACAATGATGCTAATTGGCTACTTCCATTAGTAACGACAGCAGATGATGCAGTTAATCCAGAAGTAGTAATCGTCCCAGTTAAGGTTGGACTAGACAATGATGGGCTAGTTAACGATGGTGATGACCCAAACGAAGTTAAGGATGATGCAATAACATTCGACGCCAATGTGGTGCCAGTCAATGCGGAAGCCGCAACAGCCGAAGCCGTACCAGATGTTCCGCTAATGTTACCTACTATCGTATTGCTGAATGTATAAGTTCCAGCCAATGTCTGCGTACCTGCACCCATTACAAAGTTAGTACTAACTCCCGCGTCAGGAATTGTATAAG